GCGCCACGCGGATCAGTTTCAACGCCGAGACGGTGGATGTGACATCACTGGACAGCGTGGGCGGCTGGCGCGAATTGCTGGCGGGTGCAGGGGTGAAGACGGCCTCGATTTCCGGCTCGGGCGTGTTCCGCGATGCCAATACAGATGAGCGCGCGCGGCAGATTTTCTTCGATGCCGAGATGCCGGATTTTCAGGTCATCATCCCCAGCTTTGGCGTGGTGCAGGGGCCGTTCCAGATCACCTCGATCGAATATGCCGGCAGCCACAATGGCGAGGCGACCTATGAGATGTCGATGGCCTCGGCGGGCGCGCTGAGCTTCACGGCGCTTTGATGGCGAACCCTTATGCAGGCGAGGTGGCGGTCTGGCTGGACGGTCAGCGCCATGTGGCCAAGCTGACGCTGGGCGCGCTGGCCGAGTTGGAGGCGGCGCTGGAGGCGGGATCGCTGATCAATCTGGTCGAGCGGTTCGAGGCGCAGCGGTTTTCCACCCGCGATGTGCTGGCGCTTTTGGTCGCAGGCTTGCGCGGTGGCGGCTGGCAAGGGACGGCGGCGGATTTGCGGACGGTGGAGATCGGGGGCGGGCCGATTGGCGCTGCGCGGGCCGCTGCCGAACTGCTGGCTCGCGCGTTTTCCCTGCCGGAGCAAGGATGACGCGGATCGACTGGCCCGGTCTTTTGCGGGCGGGGCTTGGCCAGTTGCAGCTTGCCCCCGAGGCGTTCTGGCGGCTGACGCCGGTGGAATTGCAGATTCTGCTGGGTCTGGAGGGCGCATCGCCGCCCCTGACCCGCGCGCGGCTGGAAGATCTGGCCGCCGCATTTCCCGATCTGAAGAAGGGGGGCGCAGATGGCCCAGATTGACGAGTTGCAAGACCAGATCGCCGCTTTGGAGGCGACACTGGGCGGCACCGCCTCGATGGTGGCGGCGTTTGATGGCGAGTTGGCCAAGATGAAGGACAGCCTGGTGTTTACGGGCCGCGAGGTTGGTGCGCTGTCCAGCGGCATCAGCGGCGGCTTGCGGCGCGCGTTCGATGGGCTGGTGTTTGACGGCATGAAACTGTCGGATGCGTTGAAGGGCGTCGCCGCCACCATGATCGACACGGTTTACGGCATTGCGATGAAGCCGGTGCAGAATGCCCTTGGCGGATTTCTGGCCGAGGGTATCAACAGCCTTTTCAGCGGGATCATGCCGTTTGAAAAGGGCGGCAGCTTTTCGCAGGGCCGCGTGATGCCCTTTGCCAAGGGCGGCGTGGTGGCACAGCCGACCGGCTTTGCCATGCGGGGCGGGCGCGGGCTGATGGGTGAGGCGGGGCCAGAGGCGATCATGCCGCTGGCGCGCGGGACCGATGGCCGTCTGGGCGTGCAGGTCAGCGGTGGCGGGCGGCCCGTGACGGTGGTGATGAACATCCAGACCCCCGATGTGGCGGGGTTTCAACGTTCGCAAAGCCAGATCGCGGCGCAAGCCGCGCGCATGCTGGCGCGCGGTCAACGCAACAAGTGAGGCAGGCAGATGGCATTTCATGAAATCCGGTTTCCGACCAACTTGTCCTTCGGCGCGCTTGGCGGGCCTGAACGGCAGACCGAAGTTGTTGCCCTTGCCAATGGCTTTGAAGAACGCAACACGCCTTGGGAACATTCACGCCGCCGCTATGATGCGGGGATGGGGCTGCGGAGCCTTGACGATGTGGACATGCTGATCGCGTTTTTCGAGGCGCGGCGCGGGCAGTTGCACGCGTTTCGCTGGAAGGATTGGGCGGATTTCCGGTCTTGCAAGCCGTCGCAAACCGTCTCGGCGCTGGACCAGCGCATCGGGGTGGGTGACGGCGTGAATTGTGCCTTCAAGCTGTCCAAGCTCTATCAATCCGGCGAGGCAAGCTATCGGCGCCCGATTGCCAAGGCGGTGGCAGGCACGGTGCTGGTGGCCCTGGCCCATGATCCCAAGGTCGAGGGGCTGGAGTTTGGCGTCGATATCGACACTGGCGTCGTTACGTTCACATCACCTCCCGACATTGGCGTGATCGTCACGGCGGGGTTCGAATTTGACGTGCCGGTGCGCTTTGACACCGACCGGATTCACACCTCGATGGCCTCGTTCAAGGCGGGTGAGGTGCCGAATGTGCCGGTAGTGGAGGTGCGCCTATGACCGCGCGGCAGGACTTGCTGGACCATCTTGGCACGGGTGCCACCACGGTTTGCCGGGCATGGAGGGTGCAGCGCAAGGATGGCGTGGCCTTCGGCTTTACCGATCACGATCAGGATCTGGTGTTCGAAGGCCAGACCTTTCGCGCTGCAACCGGCATGACGGCCAAGGCGGTGCAGCAAACCACCGGCCTTTCGGTGGATAATACCGAAGCCATCGGGGCGCTGTCGGATGCGGCAGTCTCGGAGGAAGATCTGTTCGCGGGCCGTTTTGATGATGCTGAAGTGCGGTCCTGGCTGGTGAACTGGGCCGACGTTGCCCAGCGCATCGAACAATTCCGCGGCAGCTTTGGCGAGGTGGCCCGTTCGGGCGGTGCCTTCCGGGTGGAATTGCGCGGCCTGACGGATCGGCTGAACCAGATCCGGGGCCGGGCCTATCAGGCAGGTTGTTCGGCAGTTCTGGGGGATGCGGCCTGCGGGTTTGATCTGGGCCAACCCGGCTATCGGATGCAAGGCGCGCTGGCGTCGGTTGAACCCATGGGGCGGTTGCGGATTGCAGGGGACATGTCTTTGGCAGATCGCTGGTTCGAGCGCGGGCGGCTGACGGTCCTGACCGGGCAGGCGGCGGGTTTGGTCGGGATGGTCAAGACCGACCGCGTGCAGGGCGAAGATCGCCTGATCGAGTTGTGGCAGGCTCTCGGCATGCAGATCGCAATTGGCGATCAGGTGCAACTGGACGCGGGCTGCGACCATCGCGCCGAAACCTGTCGGAGCAAATTCACCAATTTCGCCAATTTTCGCGGCTTTCCCCATATTCCGGGGGAAGATTGGCTGGCGTCTTATCCCGTTTCCGATCGACCGAATGATGGCGGCAGCTTTTCCGGAGGCGTTGGCGGATGAACCAACCTTCCCGTTTCGTGGACGCGGCGCTCGGCTGGCTTGGCACGCCCTATCTGCATCAGGCCAGCGTGCGCGGGGCAGGGACCGATTGTCTTGGCCTGCTGCGCGGTGTCTGGCGCGAGGTCTTGGGGCATGAGCCGCAAGAGGTTCCTGCCTATAGCGCCGACTGGTCCGAACCATCGGGCGATGAAGGCCTGTGGCGGGCGGCGGAGCGCTGGCTGATCTCCAAGGATATGGCCGACGAAACCCCCGGCGATGTGCTGCTGTTTCGGATGCGGGCAGGCAGCGTGGCCAAGCATCTGGGCATCGTGTCGTTGATCAATCCTGCCAGCTTTATTCACGCCTATACCGGGCATGGCGTCATTGAAAGCGCGCTTTCCGCACCCTGGCGCCGCAAGATCGTCGCCCGGTTTTCATTTCCTGCCCCGTTTGCACTTTCTGAAGGAGCTTAGGTCATGGCGACCATTCTGTTGTCGGCAGCAGGTGCGGCCCTTGGCGCGGGTTTCGGCGGTACGCTGCTTGGACTTTCGGGCGCTGTCATCGGTCGCGCTGTGGGGGCCACCTTGGGGCGTGCTATTGACCAGCGCATCATGGGCAATGGCTCGGATGCGGTGGACGTCGGGCGGGTTGAACGGTTTCGCCTGATGGGGGCCAGCGAAGGCGCGGCCATTCCGCGGCTTTGGGGTCGGGTGCGGGTGTCAGGTCAGGTGATCTGGGCCACCCGCTTTCAAGAGCAGGTAACCAAATCCGGCGGCAGCAAGGGCGCACCCCGCGCGGCGACCAACCAATACAGCTATAGCATCAGCCTGGCCATTGCACTGTGCGAAGGCACCATAACCCATGTCGGGCGGGTCTGGGCCGATGGCAACGAAATCTCGCCCGACACTTTGAACATGCGCGTCTATCCGGGCGACGAGACGCAACTGCCCGACCCCAAGATCGAGGCGGTCGAAGGCGCAGGCTTGGCCCCTGCCTACCGCGGCACGGCCTATGTGGTGATCGAAGATCTCGATCTGGCCGCTTTTGGTAACCGCGTGCCGCAGTTCAGTTTCGAGGTCATCCGCCCGGCACAGGGTGAGGCCGCTGCGGCCTTTCCCGGTCTTGCCAAAACCGTTCCTGGTGTCGCCCTGATCCCCGGCACAGGGGAATATGCGCTGGCGACCACCTCGGTCCATTACAGCTATGGTCCTGGTGTCAACCGTAGCGCCAATGTGAACACGGCGGCGGGGAAGGCCGACTTGCTGGTGTCATTGAACCAGCTGCGCGATGAATTGCCTGCGGTGGCAGGGATGTCCCTTGTGGTGTCCTGGTTCGGCAGCGATCTGCGCTGCGGGTCGTGCGCGATCAAGCCAAAGGTCGAGCAGACCCAATATGATGGCGTTGGCATGCCGTGGAAGGTCAGCGGCATCGCACGCGCCACGGCCACCGCTTTGCCGCAGGATCAGGGAAAGCCGATCTATGGTGGCACGCCCGCCGATCAGTCGGTGGTCGAGGCGATTCAGGCGATCCGCGCGGGCGGTCAGGAAGTGACGTTTTACCCCTTCATCCTGATGGAACAAATCGCAGGCAACACCCTGCCTGATCCCTATTCCGATGCAACCCAGCCGCACTTGCCGTGGCGCGGGCGCATCACGCTGGCCAAGGCGCCGGGCCGACCGGGCAGCACCGACCGCACCGCCGCCGCAGCAGCCGAGGTTGCAGCCTTTTTCGGCGCGGCCCAGCCGTCGCACTTTACCGCCTCCGGCACCGACGTCAGCTATGACGGCCCCGCTGACTGGGGCTATCGCCGCTTTGTGTTGCATTATGCAAAGCTTTGCGCGGCGGCAGGCGGCGTCGACACGTTCTGCATCGGCTCGGAACTGCGCGGCCTGACGCAAATTCGCGCCGTCGCCGACAGCTTTCCTGCCGTGGCCGCGCTGCGGGCGCTGGCTGCCGATGTGCGGGCCATTCTGGGCGCTGGCACCAAGATCACCTATGCCGCCGACTGGACCGAGTATTTCGGCTATCACACTGACGACAATGTCTATTTCCACCTTGACCCGCTGTGGGCCGACCCCGCTATCGATCTGATCGGCATCGACAATTACATGCCGCTGTCAGACTGGCGCGACGGCGAAACCCATGCCGATGCCGCTTGGGGCGCGATCCACAACGCCGCCTATCTGCGCGCCAATATCGAGGGCGGCGAAGGCTTTGACTGGTATTATGACGGTCCGGAAGGTGCGGCGGCGCAACTTCGCAAGCCCATCACCGATGGTGCCTATGGCGAACCTTGGGTCTACCGCTACAAAGACCTGCGCGGCTGGTGGCAGAACCAGCATCACAATCGCATCGCGGGAGTGCGCGATGCCCTGCCAACCGCCTGGGTTCCCGCGTCCAAACCGATCCGCTTTATCGAATACGGCTGTGCCGCGCTGGACAAGGCCACCAATCAGCCGAACAAGTTTCTGGATTTCAAATCCTCCGAATCCGGCCTGCCCAACTATTCCAACGGCCTTCGTGATGACCTGATCCAACTGGTCTATTTTCAGGCCATGGCGGACCACTGGGCCGATCCTGCCAATAACCCGACGTCCCCGCTTTATGCCGCCCCGATGGTCGATTTCGGCAAAAGTCTGGCTTGGGCCTGGGATGCGCGGCCCTTCCCGGATTTCCCACGCAATACCCAGAACTGGGGCGATGCGGCGAACTATGACAAGGGCCACTGGCTGAACGGGCGCACCTCGGGTCAGCAACTGTCCGCAGTGATGGCCGAAATCTGCGAAGCCGCCGGCCTGTATCCCTTTGCGTTCACAGAACCCTTGGGCTTGCTGCGCGGTTATGCTGTCAATGACACGGCTTCTGCACGGTCTGCCTTGCAACCGCTGATGCTGGCGCATGGGGTCGAGGTGGTCGAGCGCGAAGGCACCGTCTCTTTCAGGAAACGCAACGGCCTTGCGGCAACTCCGCTTTCTTGTGACAACCTCGCGCGCAGCCCGGAAATCGAAGGCGTGCTGGAAACCTCGCGCCTTTCGCATATCGAAACCCCCGGTCGGGTCCGCCTGACCTATCTGGAGTCCGAAGGCGATTTCGCTGTCGCCACGGCACAGGCGATCTTCCCCGATCAGGCGGGCGATGTGGTGTCGCAAAGCGAGTTGCCGATGGTGCTGACCGAGGCCGAGGCCACCACCATCGCCGAACGCTGGATGGCCGAGGCGCGGGTGGCGCGCGATGTCGCCCGCTTTGCATTGCCGCCGTCGCAACTCGGCTTGGGGGCGGGCGATGTGGTGATGCTGCAGGATCAGCGCTATCGCATCGACCGGATCGAGCAATCTGGCCTGCAACTGGTCGACGCCGTGCGGATCGATCCGGCCCCCTATCGCCCGACCGAGACAAACTCCACCGCCCGCACATGGCCGCCCTATGTCCCGCCCACGCCAGTGCATCCTGTGTTTCTGGACCTTCCCTTGCTGACCGGAGCCGAAGTGCCAAACGCGCCCTTCATCGCTGCCGTGGCCCAGCCTTGGCCGGGTTCGGTGGCGCTCTGGGCCTCGGCCACCGACGACTCCTACGCGCTGAACAAGGTGGTTTCCGCCCCCGCCGTGATCGGAATCACCGAAACGCCGTTGTCCCAAGCCCCGGCCGGACAATGGGATCGGGGGGCGGCATTGCGGGTGCGTGTCGAAACCGGCGCGCTGTCATCGGCAACCGCGTTTCAGGTGCTGGCCGGGGCCAATGTTGCAGCCATAGGCGATGGCTCGGCCGCAGGGTGGGAGGTGTTTCAATTCGCAACCGCCACTTTGGTCGCTCCCAAGACCTATGAACTCAGCCTGCGTTTGCGCGGGCAGGCCGGATCGGATGGCATCATGCCCCCCGAATGGCCGATCGGCAGCACGGTGGTTTTGCTGACCGCCGCCATTGCCCAGATCGATCTGCCCGCCTCGGCGCGCGGTCTGGTGCGGAACTACCGCATCGTC